GGTAATTTATTATCTGCTGTTGCTTTAGCAGCTGGTGTAGATTTTGCTTCTTCTTTAACTTTTTTTATTGCTGCAGCTTGTTGCATAACATCAACAATCTTTTTTCCTAACCCCATGACTAAGCGCCTAATAAAGTTTTATTATCTAATTCAGGAGAACTTGTAAGTCCTGTACCTGTCAATATTGTAGAACGTCTACCTCTTCTTCTAGCCATGCTCTCACGCATAGCAAGTTCTTCTGCTTCTCTTCTTTTTACATCTTCAAAATTTGGAACCGCCTCTACTTTAGGTTCTATAAATTTTGGAGGTTCTGGCATTTGTGGTTTTCCAAAAATAAAACTCATAATATATTAAATTGGTTATCAGCCACTTGTTGTCGGCTGGTGTTGTTAAAAATTTTAACTTCTTGCAAACCAACGGCTAAGGTTCGCAAAGCATCTGCTGCGTGCGATGACCAATCGTGATTTACTGAAAGTTTATATACTCTGTCTTTGTCATTATACTTTCGGTGATAATGACGTAGTGCATTTATTAATTTAGAGCAGTTATCAATATTAATGAAACATCTCTCTAAAACCATTTTGACACTATGTATTCCATCTTCTAACGGAATTTTTGGTGCTACTCTAAATCTAATCCCCATTTGATAAGCAACTTCTCTTCTGGTCTTACCAGAGGCAAAATCTGTAACTTCTATATCGTGTGGTGCGTAGTGATTTTCATACACAAAATCTTTTTCTTTTAAGACTTGTGCATAGTGTGGAAACGCCTGATTATTATTTTCATAGTAATCAATAATGTGAATAGCGTGTCCGATCTGCTGAAAAAATATTATGGATGTACTATCACTAAATCCAATATCCCAGGCAGTATTTACAGGATAAGCAGGATCATAAGGAATAGAGGCAACTTGTTTTTTATCTTCAAGTTTGCCTAGTAGTTCTCCATAAATAGAGCCTTTAATATTACCAATAAAAGAACACTCAAATTCTTGGTTATATTTAGCAACCCCCATAACTCCGAGAGCGGCTTGCAATTCCTCTTTATCAACTATCTTTGTTTCAGAGGCTTTTGCTTTATATAAAAACCAATTCTTATTTGACTGAGCTTTTTGGTAATAATCGTAAAATAAATTATTCATACCTGCAGGCGTTCCAACTAGGATCATAAATCCTTTGCGGTCCGATAACGCAGGAGTAATAACTTCATCTATTAAAGCAGCTTGAACTTGTGCAGCTTCATCAATAATACAGCCATCTAAATATATTCCTCGAATGCTATCAGGATTTTCAGATGACAATAAAGTTATTCTGGCTCCATTGACCAAATCACAACGTAACTCTGTTTCGTTATATTTAGTGCCAGGTATCTTGTCGGTAAAATGTTTTAAATAATCCCAGGCTATCTTCTTTGCCTGACTATAAGTCGGTGCAATATAAGCATATCGTGGCTGATGATTTCTATTCGTCATCGCCATTTTAATTAAATGATTAATACACAAAACTGTTTTGCCAAATCTTCTATGACAACACAGAACCGCATACCTGTATTTGCTTAGTTCATCGTGAACGTAGGCTTGCTGTTTTCTTGGTGTATAAGGTAGAACAACTTTCATTAGTGAATGCTAGGCATCTTGTGCAGATCCACATATTGCATTTTGATTTTGGTAAATACAAAATCTGCAAAGTCTTTTAAATCTTCTTCGCATTCAAATCCTGAGAAATTAATCACAAGATCGTTATTATGCGTTGAGAATGTAACCGCTTGTATGTTTTTGTATTTATCTAAAATATATTTCATTAATGACTGTGTTCGTTCGTTCATTTGTTTGATCGGTAATTTATCGCATAAAGACCGCACCCACGATTTTGAGGTGTAGTACCCCAGAAAAAACGTAATTTGCCTGGCGAAAAACAGTCATTAGCTTGACTAGCCGACACTCTGTAGCGGATTGCCTTATCTATTTAATATATTGGTGCAAGTCTGGTACAAAAACTATTAATTACTTATTAAATTCCTAACCTCTTGATGCGTGCGAGAATATGTTTTTATGTGCGCACTACCGAACTATTTAAACTAATATCATCTGGACTTACACTCACATCAATCACATTCGTATTTGTATTTGTGTTAACGTCTGGCACATTCCAAGTAATTTCAATCTTGCTGTCTGTTCTAATTTCTTGTTTATCACCATAGATACCAATTAGCTTTGAGGCTAACCAACGATAGTGATGTAATTTTTCTCTAACAACTTGTATGTTGCGATTGTCTGCGCCTTCAAGCTCTTCAATCATACTGTCTAAATATGTTTGCGCTCCAATGCGTCTTGCAGTTAAAATCTTATCAGCGAATTCTTTGTTAGTTGCAATCCATTTATAAACTTTAGATAAACTTGGACTATCCTTGGCTTTGCAAATCTTGGTTAATGGTGTTCCGTTCATCAATTGAGTTATGATTGAGTTCTCTATTTCTGATGTCAGTTGCAATTCGTTCATAATTTTTAAGTTTTAAATTCTTTAATAATTTTATCTTACCTTCGGTTGTCTTTGCAGACTTTGGACCTGTGGAATATCCACCATGAACTCTACAACGAATATTACCGTTCTTGCATAATATTCCTGGAGCTTTGCAAGGAAGTTTATTTTGTTTGTTTATGGTTTCGCAATCAACTCTAATCTTCTTCATAAGTACTGTTGTGAGTATTATTCTTAACTATCCTGTTGCAAGACTTTTTATTTAAAAAATAAACAACAGCGCATAGATGAACTGTAGTTGACAACAGACTGTTATTTTACAGCTGTTCGCTTATTTGTATAGGCTAGGATAATAACTTTATTTATGATGTGTGTGAGAAATAAATAATACGATGAGCGTATCAATATTTGTAAAGAATTTTGTCGAGTCTGTCAAACGAAAATGTAGAATTTATTTTTTTAACTAATCGTTCCAATATTGTCTGATATTTAATTTTTAATGTAGTTCTGTGATAACCGAACATCTTTGCTAACTTTGTCATTGGAAATCTATTTGCTTTCATCCATAGCAATTTCCTTGCAAATACAGGATCAATATCAACATCAGATTTTATCATAAGCATAACTTCAACCGCAAAATTATATCTTGTGAGCTGCCTTGGCGTTGCTCTGCCTTTGTATGATGCAATATAATATCCATAATCCTGCTCATCATAAGAACATTCTATAATCTTATACATAGCAGGAACTCTGCGATTACTAGGTTTTGATATAAATCTTTCAGTATAAACAGCATCCTCCAGCAAAATCATAAGCTGAACTTCTGTATATAATTCTTTATTGAGTATTTGTTCGTCTAGTTTTTTCATCATAATATACCCAAGGAAATCTTAATTGACTTGGCTTTATTTTATCAAAATCTTCATCTGGCATATCTCGCAAAGCCTCAGACAAATCAAATTGATCTAATTTAGGAAATAAATATATTTTAGTATCTACCTGCGAATTTAATTCTTTTAATTTATTTTGTACGTTTTTAAAACCAGCCGCAAGATTATTTTTTTTAAATCCTAAATTTTCTAAAAAAGATTTGTAATACGGCATTTCAAATTCTAAATAAGTTCCATTAAAATTAACTGTAAGTAATTTTTTTTGATCCTGTTCCAGCTCTGCAAGCCTGGATAATATTTCTTTAACTGTTGCGATTGATATTTGAAAAAATCCTGCAATATTTACAATTCGAACAAACGGCTCATGTTTTCGTAAATTATATTGAGAGCAAAGATATTGATAAATTCTAAATTCTTGATTTGTTAATTTTAAATTTGTTATTAACGCTTTGCAGCTAGGATAATAATCTTTCATAATTATTTTTTCTTGCTAATGTTTTGTTTTGTTGTGTCGGTGTGTTCATTCTTTTTTTTAAATATTCTTTGGATTTGCAATCTGGAATATGTTGCTGAACTTTATGTTCCAGGTATTGCAGGTATTCGTCTGGAGCTAATTTAATTAAATCGTTTGTTGGATTTGGATAAATTCTTCGAATATTAAATTCTACAATTGGTCTTTGTGCGTCAAATTCATTGACTGTGTAAAAAACCTCCCAAAATGGAATATTTAAACATTTGGCTATTTCTTTGTATGGTCTTTGAAGCCACTCTGATTTGCCTCTAAATGAGCCATCCACATTGTAAATTGTGTCGCTAATTACAAGGATTTTAGCGCAAGCTGGACATATTTCGCATAAATCAATATCCGTTGCGGCAATCAAATCATGCTGATTTCTGTGCCAAATGCTTACAGGAGTGCGTGTTACGCTATAAAACTCATTTCTAGCCATTATTTAATCCGTATAAATTCATCGCAAATCCTCAATAATTTACCCAGATAGCCTGTCAAGTCTTTTGTCATACTTGACTATAGAAATGGTCTAAATTATATAATCTTATATATCTATGGAAATAGCTTTAAAAAATATCTGGAAACCAGCGCAGCCAACAGAACTAGAATTAATGTCGGCACAAGATTTCGATTACTTTATATCATTTAAAAAAAATCCAGGAATTCAAACAGGAACATTTGCAACAGTTTCAATTAATATTTGGTCTTTAAAAATTAGTGAAGATTACAAAGGCAAGACATGGAATTATGAAGTCAGCGGCAATTCTATTGATGTTTATAGAAAAATTTTAGCTTTAGATTTTATTAAAAACAAAGAAAATTTTATTAGTGAGTGGACTTTTGAAAAAAGTGAATACCAAAAAAAATTATTAAGCAGCCATTTTTCAATTGCAGATACAGCAGAACAGCTAAGTACACAATTACACATAAATAATTTTGATGATAAATCTTTTGCAGATAAAGCTGATAAAAATTTTTCAAATGTTTGGAAAGAAGTTCGAGGCAAAAGAAATATATCTATCGATCAAGCAATACATTATTCACAAATATTAAATTGCGATCCTGTAGATTTATTATTTAATGAGCTGCGTTGTGAAATCTGGGGAGCTGTAGATTTATTATCAGGAAATGAATTTGGAGAACATAATTACGTTCCAGGAGAAATTTGGTATTACGATAACGAAACAGTTATTGTACCAAGAGATATTTACAGACCATCTATCAAAGCAATTAAAATTTTAAGCAGAGGTTCAGTTTATAATAATCACATAATTTTTTATTACAAAGGTAGCGATACAAAAAACTATCACGGTAAATTAGTTATTATTGGTAAAAAATTTGTACATGAAGAATTTGGAATAGATGAAATAAGATATTACTATGGTATTTATGAAAATGCTCGTGGTAAAATAAATATTTTAAATCCAGATCCTTTTTCAAAAAACAAAATTGTAATTGAAGATATTGTTGATCCTTTGTTTGTATCACCTGTAGTTGCAATTGTTGATCCAATAATTACAAAAAAATCTAATAGAGTTAAAAGCGCAATTTTGCGTAAAGACATCCAAGAAAAAATTGACAACGTTGAAAAAACTTTATTAGAAACAAAAAAATTATTATTTGGAATTAAGGATCACAAAAAAGGTGTAGAGGTAAAAAAGAAATACCAACAAGTTTTAAATCAGTATGAAAGTTTGCTTGGTAATTTAGATGATGGAATTAAAACTATTCAGAGAAAAAAAACAGCATGAATGAATTTACAGGCGTTGCTTTAAAACCATCTAAAATTAAAAGACTGTACGGTATTGATGAGCGCACTTTAAGAACCATGCGAGAAAATCCAAAAGCCAATAAAGGTGATGTTCCTGAATATTTTATAGTTTGTAATAGACCTCATTATCCTGCGGATAAATTTGAAATGTGGTTACAAAGACAAAAAAAGAGAACAAACAAAAGTGCCAATACTGCCATATCAGCCGTTATAGACAAAAGAGCCTTTGCGGACAAATCATAGTCAAGTCTGACAACTTCTATAGACATCTTAGACTAGCAGTTTATATCTCGTGTTATGACAAACACGAATATAATTTCAGAAAATAAAATTTTAGATCCACTTGCGGAAATTAAAAATCAACTTCCAACTTTTGCTGCAAAATTAAAATTAACTCATCACTCACCAACTCAGACTTTAATGCCTGATGGTCCATACATTTATAAATATGTAATTTGCGATCAAGCTACTCGAAGATTATTTGAAGGCAACGCACAAATGGCTGCAGGAGTTTGTGTCAACAATGCTCTTCAATGGCACTATGCGGATATTTTATGGAAGTTAAATTCTGCAAATAAATTATCTCCTACTAATCATATAAAATTAAAAAAGGATTTTGCAATTAGAGCTGCAATAGATGAATTCAAAACGTACAAGCCTGTGAATGATAAAGATCAAGCAAAAAAAGATCATTATCTAAACACAATTCCTAGTACAATTGATAACGCTTTCCAAGCAATTGGAAAATTAGGTAAGGCTGGTCCTGTAACTTGCGAAAATCATGTAACAATTCCAGGTAATGTTTTTTCTCTCTTTCTTGACATTATCGGAAGAAGTGATTTTGAGTTTGGATCTTTAGTCAAGTCTTTTCCAACAGGCATTTCTTCTCCTATACCCCAGCCTGCTGGTTCCTTTCTCCTTGAACTAAAGACTTCATGGTCAAGACCAGGTAAAATAAAAAAAGATGGTACTTTGTCGTTTGTATCTTCTAAATGTCCAGCCTTGCCTTCTCAATCGCATTTAATTCAAGTTTCATTTTATGCTGCTGCTTACAATTATGAAGTTCCAATTAAACTTCTTTATGTATCAGAACAAGACTTTGCAATCTTTGATGAAACAAATTGTCCATGGCTTACAGCTGAAGGATTAAAAAAGAATTTTAAATATATTTTAAATGTAGCAAAAAGAAGAGAACGTTTATTTACAAGATACCAAGATTTAAGTGTTGATGAAATTAAAAAAAATTTAATTGAAGATGTGGATCCGCAATTCGATCATCCGTTTCAATGGAACATTGGTCAAGAATTTGTCGAGCAAGCTAAGAGGTTGTGGAATGTATAATTATATTGGCTCATTAATTTTAGAAGATCGAAAGCTGCGTAAAAAGTTAAGACGACAAAGAATTTTATTAGCACTTACAATAACAACAACAACAGGAGGTTTAATTTTATGGCTGATAAATTAGTAAAAACCATTAGTGATTTTAAGAATTCATTGAATGGTCAAACCATATCTATTCACGGCAAAGATTATGCAACTGTTGCACATAGACTTGCTATAGCACGCAGAAATTTAGGCATTGAATTAGATATAACAACAAAAATAATTCATTTGGATAACGAAAAAGCTGTTGTCCAGGCGGATATATTCCTTGAAGGAAAGCACGTTAGTACAGGACTTGCAGAAGAATTTAGATCTGCATCCAGAATTAACCAAACAAGTGCGCTTGAAAATGCAGAAACCTCTGCAGTAGGTCGTGCGCTTGCATTTCTTGGAATAATAAACGATCAGATTGCTTCTGCTGAAGAAGTTAGTCTGGCAATCGAACAGCAAGATAAACAACTACAAAAGGCTTTAACAGAGCTTGAAGTAATTAGTCATCTTGGAGCCTACAAAGCATGGCTGTCAACTTACAAACCAGCTTTCGAAAAATTGAAAGTGCATAATCCATTATCTTACAAAAGATTTATGGAAAAATTTACAGTCGTGAAAACTAACCTAACAAACAAAGGAGTTAACCTTAATGGTTGATACTAAAAAAAAGAATTTAGGAATTGCTGTTCCTAAATCTGATAAAAAAAATGCAAACAGTTATGATCTCTCTGGATCAATAGATATTGCTGGAGTGAAATATAGATTTGGTGCTTATAAATCGATTGCTAATGGCGAAGGTAAAATGCCAAAAGGATCTGAATATTATTGGTTCCACAGAGTTGAGCTTGCTGATGCTGCAGGAAACACAATGACTGCGCAAACATCTTTTAACCCAGATGAATTGGAGAAGATGTAATGGATCCAGATAAGTTTAAATCAATAGCTATCAACATTGAAACTTACAAAAAGATCGAAGAGTTGGCTGCTAAAAGATTTGAGCTGCCAATATCAATGAGTAAGACAATTGAGTTCTTTATTAAAGAGGCTCACAAAGATTGGAGTAAGAGTGGAAACAAACAATCTAAATAAAAGATTGAACTCCATAAGAAAAATAAAAGAATTGGAGTATGGATCATTCGATTGCAATATGAAATCAATTGCTAAAGTCTGGTCCGTACTTCTTTCTGAAATATTAAAAACAGAAATTATGGCTCATCAAGTTTGCTTAATGTACACAGCAGCGAAATTAGTAAGAGCCTCACATAAATTTAAAGAAGATAGTTACATTGATGCACAAAGTTATTTGGAACAAGCAAGACAGTTACATGAAAAAAATGAAACTAAAGAATTTACAAACAAATTTAAAAACTATTATGAACTATAAAGAATTTAAAATTAATTTGGAATTATCTCATAAAGATACAACGTCTGATTATAAAGTAATGAAACAATATACAAAATATTTAAAAAAATATGACCAAAATTTTAGATAATATTATTTTATTTCCTGGCAAGGAAAACAAACAGTTAATTGAAATTGAACAAGAATTAACAATTGTTCAAAAAAAAATGAAAGCATTAATGAACTTAAATGATTTTGATCTTCATCCAATAGATAACAAAGATGTAGAAAAACTTGCAGAATATGGCGATATAATGTTCTTTGATAGCTTTACTGCACGCAGACTAATTTCAAATCTTGCAGCAAGAATTATTGAGCAGCAGCATATTTTAGATGAAATTAATGAGGCTGCCGATGCCTAGAAGAAGATACAGGACCATCATTGGTGAGGCTAGATTTAAAGATAATTCAACAGGTATCTGTCAAAATATAATCGGTACATCTTGGTACATAAAAAATTTCAATAACATCCCAGGCTACTTTTTAAGAATAGGTAATACTTTTAAAGAGTTTCCAGCTGCTTGTTTTGAAAGCACAACAAATAAACCAAACAACCAGGAGAACAAAGATGCGTAAAAAGATGATGGAAAGTATTGAAGATCCATTTAATAAAATGATCGGTGCTAATTTAAGATACTGCAGAGTTTTAAGAAAATTAAGTATGACTGCTGTATCTGAAGTAATTGGTGTCGCTTATCAGCAAATCTATAAATATGAAAATGGTATTAATGCTTTAACTATATTTAGATTAAAACAATTTGCTGATTTTTTTAAAGAAGAAATTAAAAATTTAATCAATCCAGATTACATCGCAATAATGAGTAAGTTGGTTGAAGCTAATTTTTTTAACACTTCAGATAAAGATTTTAAATTAGGCTCTGTTAATCTTGCAACGATGGCGGATCTTTCAAAAAATGTATCTGTTAAAGATTATCACAACACAACGCTACATCTTAAATATGAAGGAGCTGCTAATGGCAATAATTAGAGTTGATGATGTTGAGATTGAATTTCAAAAACAACATCCTGAAGTAAGTGCCAAATGGTGTGTTTATATTAAAGTAAGAAAAGGCGAACACGAAAAATTATTAGCGATGATTATGACTGATAATATGCCTTTTACTAGCTTTACTAATAACCAAGGTAACATTGTAACTAAAACAGCAGCAAGCTCTGTAACAAGGATATGTCAGTAATTGTGAAAACAACAACAGGCAATTGTGATTTTATCCTGGAGCAAGAATATCCAGATGAAGCTGCAGCACAGGTTGAAGAAGGTAAAAAAATAACTAATGCAACGTTTTTAAACCTAAAAGTTTTTAACGTTAAATATAAAATTAAACAGGCAATAGATGTTGGAACTA